ATAAATCAGAATGTTTTTTTGACTTTGCAGGTTGCCCTTTTTTACGAGCAATGCGAGGATTTGATTCCTCAGTCATTTTCTTCTTTTTACCTGCACAATGTGCTTTCTGACTAAAACCTTTTGGGTTATTGCAATCGATAGACTTTTTATACTTTGCAGACCAACCTTCCTTAACAAGGAAACCATCCTCACGAACAGTATACCCTTCAGGAATAGGTTTACACTTCTTATCAGTGTTGCAATAGTATTGTCCCTTCTTACAGGAAGTCTTCGCCATTATACAGACTATTCAGAGCTATTATTATTTAGCAATCCGTCTTTTAACATCTTCTGTAATTCTGCGGTGCTTCCAACAAATAAGGCATTATTAGTAACCGTGCTTTGAGTTTTTGGATTATCTGCTTCTATATCTTTTACTTTTTTATGTAAATCTGCTAACTTATCAGTAGTATCTGCAACTGATTTGATAAGTTGTCCAGCAACTTCATATGCTCTTGGACTTGCAGTTTCTCCTGCAACTTCCATTATACCATTGATTGCTTCTTGACCTTTCTCTATAAGTGAATATAAATTACCTCTTGTATAATCATAATCTTTTTTGACTTCATCAACTTTGGTTGCTTCCTCTGCTTTTACAATAGCATCAACCTCAACACTACCATCAGTGTTGAAAGTATCATTTAGAGAGTCGTAACCTTTTGCCATTAGATGTCTATTCCCCTATTCGGTGCAAATTCTTTTCCATCACCAAAGAATGTACTTGTTTCTGTGAATCCAAAATCATCACCTGGTTCAATTAATGCGTCGTCTGCAGTATCTATAACATCATCTTCATTATAATCTATCTTTGCTTTAGGAAGTACAGTATATCTTTGTACACGTTTTGCTGTCCTTGTATTTGAATCTTCGTAGTAATCCAACTGAACTTTTTTGATAAGTCCCTCTGGAGTATCTGCAATATGATTGAAGAAAAATGTTTTTGCTGTAAATGATAAAGTGTATATCAGTGCTCTTCGTGTTGCAAAATCTCCTTCATAATCATCTTGCTGAGATATATTTTGTAATACCATTGGAATATCTCTTTTTTCTCCAATAGATTTAACTAAATCAATTGATATGTTAAAACCTGGTTGAAAGAAGGGTAATATTTGTTCTAAAATTTGTAATCCATCATCTTGCTGTTTAACAAGAATATTTAAATCAAATCCAAGATTATAAGGAACAGGCATAAAAACTTTTTTTAACTGGGAATTATTTTTATCTCTTGCTTTGAATGTTTGTGTAATACCTGCCTTTCTTGTAGAGTCATAGGAGATATTTGTAATCTCAAAAGACATTCTTGGTAGTGTAATTTGAGTTGCTTTATTTAATTCTGCTTGCTGTGTAATTCTTGCTAAAAACTTTTGTCTAGGACCATATGCAATTGGAACTTTAATATCAGATATTACGTTTCCTGCACCGTCATCGTGACGTACATGAATATCATTAAACAGTGTACCAAACGCAATTACTGTCTTTCTTATTACTTGATGATAAAAATAATTACCTAACATTAGAAACTACCAAATGGATTTGACTCAGAAAAATCTATTATCAAGTCTGCTTCTGACTCAAATATATCGCCTTCATTGTATTTATCGTCTGTATCATCATCGAAATTAGATACGCTGAATAAAGCACCTGATGTAAGTCCCTTAATATCTTCACCAGCAAAGAATCCTGTAGTCGTTGTTCCAATTCCAATATTACCAACCTGAAGTATTCCAGTATCAACATCCCAACTCTTAACTCTTGCTTGTGTTCCTGAACGCATACCCTGAACAATTTCATTGAATAGGTAAGTTCCAACACCACTTATTGTTTCTGGATCAGCTATTGTAACAGTTTCACCACCTGTATAACCTGCTCCAGCATTTGTAATAAAGATAGAGTTCACACGATTAAATCCACTTGATGGGTCAATACCAATTGATGTAATACCAGTTGCTCTATCAGCTGCTGTTGCTCCTGCAGGTACCGCAACAGTGACTGTAGGTGCTGTTCCATATCCAACACCAGTTTGAGTTATAGTAAATCTAACAATGCTATTTGATACAGTATTAATGGAACAAGTGGCTGCTGCACCAGTTCCACCACCACCAGAAATAGTGATTGTAGGTGCTTCTGTATACCCAAATCCAGAGTTAGTTACTAATATACTTTCTATGGATGTTACATTCGCTCTTGTTGATGTAATTGCAACTGCTGTGGCATCAGCACCTGATGCACCTGCAGGAGATGTGCTAATTGCAACTATCGGAGTTCCAGTGAATCCAGAACCATCATTATTCAAGAATATCTCACGGATTGCTCCTGTTGCAACCACTGGTGTTGCAAGTGCTGTAATTCCAATACCAACTAATTGAAGGTCAGCAATGTAACCTACATCATCTACTTGAGTATCAATCGCTTCAATAGAAGTATCAATAACTTCATCTTCGTATTCAAAGAGTTCACATTTAAGTTTATAAACGTAATTACTTCCTAGTTGATAAAATGGTTCTTCATGTTCTACAAATTTTATCTCAAATAATCTTTGACCTAAAGGAAAAAATACTAAATCACCCTCACGAGGTCTTGATGATAATTCAAAATCATCACCTGAATCCATAAATGGTGCGATAAATTCCTCAAATCTTTCTTTTGAAATGGTAAGAGTTACTTCATCTCTTAAACTCATACCAAATTTTGTTAATACGTCACCAGCTCCTGCATATCCATCATAATTTTCTACATACGCTTCAATTGCAAAGTTATCATCAAATTTAGATGCGGTAACTTCTTCTATTATTGTTGATTGATTTACAAATTTTCTTGGTATAAATGTAACTTCAACACCATATATTTTAAGATGTTCATTGATTAAACTTTGAACTAATCTTTGCTCACCTCTTGAACCCTGTAGAAAATGTGGATTTAATGCCATTATTCATCACCCAATGAAATCAAGAGGAGGAGTCTCATAATCTTGCATCATTCTTGATCTGAGTTCCTCTATTTCTCTAACTCCATCGTCATAAATTTCTCTACCATTTAATTCAATACCACCAGGTAATTTTGTTCCTCTGAACTTAATTAAATTCATACCCCATTGTTTTTTCATTAATGCAACAAAATATCTTTTTACAAATGGATCATTATAAACTTGCTTGTATTCTTCAGGGTCTAGTGCACGAAAACAATCAATTATTATAAAATCATCTTTTTGTTGTGCTCCCCAATCAATATCTAAGTATAATCTATCTTGTCTCTGATTAAATCTTATTTGTTTATCAGTCGTAAGTAAGAAATCAATATCTTCAAGATATGTTTTAGTCATTGCATATTGCAATAAATTAACAGAATTAAAATAGTATATGTCATTTAAAAATAATTGATACTTAATACTAAACATTCCACCTGAAATAGAACTTGTATCAAATTTAAATATTCTGTTTACACCAATTACGTGGTCAGGAACTGCTATAAAGTTAGAAGTCTCGTAAAAATTACTTGATACAGTTCCTGCAGTATTTGTAGATATACCAGTTGTAGTTACTATTCCAACTCCACTTGTATCTTTTGCTGTTCCTCTATCAATATCTTCCTGAGTGATTTTGTATTTGAGATACATTCGCTCAATACCATTGTAATGACGTTCTTGATATAACTGTAGAGTATCATCAAGTGCATCATGTATTTGGTCAGTATCAAGGTTTATTTCCAATACAGGATAACCCAGTTTACGCAAACCGAAATTTATAAGTTGTCCTCTACTTTGTGGTTTCGCCATTACTATCCGTGAGATTTGCGAGTTGCTCTAAAAGTTCATTCTTTTCTTTTTGAAAATCGTTTTTTAGAGTTTGGAGTTTTGCCTCCAAAAGTACGTTTTGATTTAATGCTGTTGCTAGTTTTGTATGATATAAGTTCACTAATACATTAACATCTACTTCACTGTTTTGTTGCATTTAGAAAGTTCCTCCGTCTAGGGTTGAAGTCCAATGTGGTTTGTTTATATAGACGTTGGTGGCAGCACCTGGTACAGATGCAAGGTTTGCAATTGCACCACTTTGACCCTCTCTTCTTAAATTATTAGTTGTGTTAAATGTTCCTTCTACACCAATTAAATCGACAGAGTTACCACCTGTTACTGCTGTTTCAACTATACCAAACGCACCTGTAGTATCTTGTTTCACAATATCACCTACTGCTACTGTTATTGCTGCACTTAAAGAACTTAAAGTAATTTTTGTGATTGCAGTTAATACTTGTTTTGATGTAATTACAGGAGCTGCTGGTGCATTAGTAGATCTTTGTAGTCCAGTATCATCAAACCAAACAACACCACCTGAAGCAAAGTTTCCTGACTGATAGTAGATACCTTTTATA